TGCTCTGTTACCTGCGTCAGAAGTATACGAATCTACAATCATTCCCTGTGTGCTAGACACCACAGTACAGTTTGGCGTAGGGGCAGCAGTTGGGGACGCTGTTGAAACAGCCACTGTAGGCGCTGACGTTGGCGCCACTGGTGGCAATGTAGGACCTATTGTACTAGCAACGGTAGGAGCTCCTGTTACCCAGGACAACAAAGTTGAAGCTGTGGTTGGAGCGGCTGTTGCTGGTGCCGTGGTGGTCGGAGCTGCCGTAGGTTGATTCGTGACGGGTACAGTAGTAGCATCCTCATCATCAATCGGTGGTGGAGCTGGATAGGGAAAAGGTCCCGGATTTTCTCCGTTGCTATCCCCTGTAGGCTGCACTATTCCCACCATTGGAGCAAATGCATCGATAGCGTTGGGCTCGGAGAAAGGTTCATCCGTTCCCACGCACGCATCCAGTGACACCATAGGAACTGTGTGAGGGAACTCACACAAGTGCGTGGATGCCATAGGCTTAGGCGGAACTGCTTCTTTAATCTCCAAATACCTGGACACCAAATCGCATTCGTCGAAGTATTGCATATTGGGGGCCGCTTTGGCGCTCATTCGCAACCACACGATGCCCTCATTATCTCCAATCTCATTGGGTTTTTGCAAACACGTCACTGTGATAGCTCCTGTGTCTCTTCGAGAGTCGAAGCTTTCACACATGTTGCGAATTCCCCCGTCTTCACCTCTTGCAATATAAGTTTCAAGCATGTTGCGGTGACTACAATAGTGCACCACTATCTTTACTTCTCTATTTTGCGTGTCAAACGTGACAATGTGAGTTTGGTTGGTGGTTACAGCCTCTTGATACTTATGGATGGCATACAAGGCCTCATCAGGATACGCATCGAATTGAAACATCAATGTGCAACACGTCATGGAGGACATGATAGCAGTAAAGGTGTATTCCATATCTCCCCTCCAATATCTAGTGAACATGGCTGGGATACCACACCCTGGTACGATAATACGTCCAGTCGGTGGATAAATTGGAGATCCTTCTGCTACAAGAAAAGCTGGTGATACTGGAAATTGAAACACAGTGTTGCCAGCTACGTCATCCTTTGACGATATGGAGTAACTCCCACAAAATGTATCAATGCTCTTGAGAAATTCGAATGACATTGGGTCATTTAGTTCGATTCCGTGAGCTGGAGCAAAACGTGGGGTTTCCTGTTTGGCGAATAAAGACAGAGTCGCAATTGCTCTCTCTCCATCGCTGTTTGCCATATGGCTGGCCAGCACTGGGACAGCTGGTGCCGCAGTCTGGTCTTCTGGGATACTCAACCCTGCCAAAGACAACAGACCTCCTGCTCCTCCAACGGTATGGGATGCGGCTTCGGAAGCCAAACCCATAGTGGCGCTGTAGGGAGACAAGAAGTTGGACAGCTGTGACAGAACGCGGGAAAAGCCTATCAACCTAGAAGAGAATTTCTCTCCGGTAGAAACAGCAACTTCCTCGTCGCTCATGAAACGAGCCTCAATGGCCGGTCCAAGTTTGACATTACGCAAAGCTGCACGAATGTGCAAAGTCATAGGAGCAGACGAGCCCGTCGCGTTATATAACGAGACCATAGGGGTTATCTGCACCAGCACATAAGTGTCAATTGAAGCGTCATCTAGAGGCAACATTGGTTCAGGACACGTGAATGGAATGGTCATAGTAGCCTTTTGGTTTCCTTCTCCGATATTAATCCAGAGATGGGGCCGCATAGACTGGCGCGCAATAGCAGTTTTGTGCGTCCATGATTCTTCCGTCACATTTATGTCTGGGCGATGCATATATGATACCATAAGGCAACCAGCACAGCCCTTAGGCTCCTGCCAAGAGAAAGTCAACTCAATGTCAGCAGCAATTGTAGGATATCCAGCCAGTTTTTCTGCTATAGCTGGATGGTCCAATATAAGCCTCAAGGGGTTAAACACGGAAATAGTATTCTCTCCTGGACGCAGTGGCACTCCATTCAACATGATTTCACGCATTGGATACGTGGTCAATGAAGAAGCATGTACCGTGGCCATCTCCATAATAGGAGCGTGCGCCACCTGAGGGTGTAAACT